CTGTTTACAAGGTATCAGAGCGTTAAAAGAATATCATAAAGATTGGGATGAAAAGAATCAACAATTTAAAGACACACCTTGTCACGATTGGTCTTCTCACGGTGCCGATGCTTTTCGTTATTTATGTCAAGCTATTATTGCTTTCATAGATAATCGTGCTGCTACTGTATCACAACTATTACCAGAAGCAGACCATAATTATAATCCTTTGCGAGAGCGTGCTATTAAATTAGAAATGGCAGAACTTCGTAGAATGAAACGTACTAAACGAAATAAAGATAAATTAAAAAATGGCCAAGCACAATATGCAAAATTAGATTATGATGTATTTAAATTTTAAGATACTTGCATTAGCTTTTGTTATAGTTTATTATGAAAGTATAGTATAGATATCTAAAAGGAATTTAAATATGGCGATTATTGGTAGTGCAATAGCAAGTGCTGTAGGTGGTATAATGGCCGGACTTGGTGGGGGAGCAGCAGCAGCCGGAGGTGGTGCAGCAGCAGCTGGAACGGCAGGAACGGCAGCAACGGCAGCTACAGCCGGAACGACAGCAACAGTCGGAACGGCAGCTACTACAGCAGGAACTACAGCAGGAGCGAGTGCAGTAGGTGCAACAGGTGCTACAGCAGCAACAGGAGCATCGAGTGGAGTAATAACTGGAGGAACAGCAGGTATAGGAAGTGCAGCTACAGGTGCAACCGGGGCCACTGGAGCAGGAGCTACTGGTGCCACAGCCGCAACAGGTGCAACCGGAGCTACTGGTGCAACAGGAACTACAGCAGGTACCACAACAGGTGCTTCAATTGGAGGAACAAGTGGAGCTACTACTGGAACAACTACAAGTTCTGGTAGTTTATTAGGAAGTATGGGAAAAGGAGCTGCTATAGGAGCCGTAACGAATGCAGGTAAAACAGCTATTCAAGGTGGTGATATAGGAGATGTTGCTAAGTCGGCAGCTACCGGTGCTGCAACAGGCGCAGCAGGAGGAGCTGTAGGACATGGTGCAGGTGCTTTATTTTCTAAAATGAAAGGATTACTTTCTATAGGAAATAAAGGTGCTACAGGTACTAAAGCCACAGCACAAATAGACCCACTTGGTCCTCATCAAGCAAAATTACTTCCTAAAATAGAAACTTCTTCTACGGGTACTCAAGTACAAGCATCAGCTCCATTACCAGGAGCAGGCAATGCATCAGCAAGTACTCCTTCAACAATAGGAAAAACAGTAACTACTTTTGCTAAAAAAGCAGGTAGTGCAATAGGAAAAGGTATTACCCAAACAGGGGTACAAGGTATATTATCTATAGCATCAGGTATAGGCGCTGCCAAAACAGCAAAACAAGCTAATGAAATACAACATCAATCTTTATTATTCCAACAACAAACTTATCAGGAACAAAAAGCAGAACAAGATAAAAAAGAAGCACAACTTAAAGATGATGCTTGGAAAGCTTATTCTTCTGCTAATGCTTTTGGAGAAAATTTATATGGTAACGGTACTAATAGTTTACTATTTACCACTGATTATAAAACTAATCCTACTGGAAACTTTAGTATCTTATCAGGAAATACAGCAAAATTAACAGATTATACATAAGGAGAAAAAATATGGGTGGTGGTGCAAAACATGCTAAACAAGCTAATATGATAGCTATGATGCAATTAATGGAACAACAAAGACAGTATAATGAACAAAAAGCAAAAGAAGAAGCCAAGAAAAAAGCTGCGCAATCTAATGCTTTAGGTTCTCGTCAAAGTGCTAATATGGCTTATTCTAATAATTTTAATCAAGCTACTGATTTTACGACAGGGCAAGATAATACAGGATATTCGTTATTAACGGCCGGAGGTACTCCTTCAGTAATAGGAACTTTACTTGGAGGGGACCAACAAAACACAACGCTAGGATAATAAAATGGCAGATGATATAACTAAACTACAAACGGAAAGACAAACTAAACAATTTGCTTTTCAACAAAAGAATGATATGTTTAGTCAACCTCCTCGTGACCAAAAAGAATTAGCAAAAATGTTAGAGCAAGATGAAAAAGCAAGACAGCTTTTTAAGCGCTTTAATGAAGCTAAAAACAAAAGAGAATCTTATCTTCAAATTTGGCAGGAGGTATCAAGCTATGTACTTCCTTATCGTGGTGGCTTTTATGATATAACACCTAATACGGGTGCTATATCTTTGTATGACAGGCATGTAGAAATATATGATGACACAGCAACTAATGCTTTAACTAAAGCTGCATCTGCTTTATATTCATATACTGCTAATCCGGCAACACAGTGGTTTAATTTTAAATTAACTACGTTACCTAATACAAAGAAAAAACCTCCTGAAAATATGACCATCAATTCTTTGATGCAAAACTATGATAATAAGAATTATTTAGAAACTATTTCTAAAATTACTTGTTCTTATATTAATGAACATATATCAAGTCCTTATCACGGTTTTTGTCAGGAATTAATTGCTTATTCTATTTCAGGATTTTTAGTTCTTGAAGATTTTTCAGAACAAGTTTTAAATATTCAACCTGTTTCAGCAAAAGATATTTTTGTTTTAAATAATGTATATGGGGGCATCGGAGAAGTTTATCGTACTGTTATTCTTACTAATGAACAAGCAGTGCAGATGTTTGGTAATGCCGTAGGACCACAAATACTTAATGATGTTACAAATAATCCTCTTAAAGAAAGAGTATTTGTGCATGCTGTAATACCTAGACAGGTATATGACCCTAATTCTAAAGATAAACTTAATATGCCTATAGCATCCTATTGGCTTGACTATCAAAGTAGAAAATTAGTTTTAGAATCAGGATATGAAGAATTTCCATATTGTATAGGACGTATTAATGTACCGGCAGGATATACTTACGGTTTTTCTCCTGCTATGAATTTACGACACACAATTAAATCTTTAAATAAATTAGCTAAACAAAAATTAAATGCAGGAGATTTAGCATTACATCCTGCTATGAATGTACCGATTGATACTTATATCAATCCATTATCAATGAAACCGGCTGCTTTAAACTATCATGAAATGGATGCGGCTCGTGTAGCAGAACCAATGCATACTATTGGTAATTTTGAAATAAATATTGAAACTATTAGAGATGCACGTGAACAGGTACGTCAAGGTTTAATGATTGACCTAATTGAACAAACTGATAAAGATAATACCTACCAAGCTATGCAAGAACAATTGCTTCAATTAAAATTAATGTCACCATGGCAAGGTAGCTTAGAAAAAGATGCTCTTAAACCTTTAGCTATTAGAGTATTTAGAATACTTCAGCGTAGAGGTGGTATATTACCTGAACCCCCTGAACAATTAAAAGAAGCTTTTAATTCCGGTTTTGGTTTAACAATGGATTTTGAAAGTCCTCTTGCAAAAGCACAAAGACATTTTGATGTATCAGCAATAGAAAGGTCTTTAGCTTTCGGAGCACAACTAGCACAAGTTGGGGGTATGGATATTCTTAATGTTGAAAAAGCAATGAGATTGTATACTTATTTACTTGGCGCTCCAAATGAAATATTATATACAGAACGTGAAGTAAAACAACAAAGAGCAGAAGCAGCTCGTCAACAACAAGAACTTCAACAGCAACAGATGATGTTGCAACAAGCACAAATGTTACAAGCAGGTGCTCAATCTGCTAAAGATGCTGCACAAGCTGACCAAGCTTCTGCTATGGCTCAACAACAACAAGGTGGTGGAGATATATCAGCTATGCTTGGAGGAATGGGATAATGACGGATACTAATGCTTGGGAAAAGTTATTATATAAATTAAAAGGAATTGACAGAGATGTAAAAAGAGCATATCAATCAGTGTTTAATAGCTCTGACAATTCTCGTAGAAAAATTGCAAAAAAAGTAATAGATGATTTAATAATGCGTTTTAAATATTATGGAGCACCTATTACAACAGACCCTATACAACTTGCAAAACAAGCAGCGCATCGTGAAGTAATTGAATATATATTAACTATGTCTGCTAAAATATCAGAAGATACTTTATCAGATATAGAAAAATTTATAAATAAATAAAGGAGGAAATTTATGCCAGGTTTAGATGATTTAAACAAAGAAACAGGAGCACAACCACCAGTACAAGACCAACCACCGGTACAAAACCAACCACCGGTACAAAACCCACCTCCTGCATCTTTTGATATGAATCAATTTATGACAGAAGGTTGGAAGGATTGCATCCCTGAAGATTTAAAAGATAGAGCAGAATGGGGAAGAATTAATAACGTCCAAGATGTGTTTAAAAATTACATTTCTGCTCAACAAACAATTTCAAAATCAGTACGTATTCCAGATGCTACTTCTTCAGCAGAAGATGTTACAGCTTTTTATACTAAACTTGGTAAACCGGCATCGGCAGCCGAATATGACTTCACTTATGAAAAAGCAGAAGGTCAAACATTTGGAAAAGATTCCTTTGATTTTTCTAATTTTCAACAGATAGCAGATAAAGCAAATCTTACTAAAAACCAATACCAAGACATGTGTAAAGCATATATAGACATACAAAATGATTTAGTTAACAACTATAATCAAAGTATGGCAGAACAAACAAGTGTAGAATTAAAAGAAGCAGAAGCGGCCCTTCGTAAAGAATGGGGTAAAGATTATGGTAATAACATAAATAATATTTCTGCAAAAATAACACAAATGTATCCTCAAGAAACGATCGAAAGAATGGAGCAGGTTGGTTTATTTAGAGATGCTAATTTCTTAAAATCCCAACTAGCCTTGACAAAGATGATGACAGGGGATACTATATATATAGAAGGACGTGGTATTGAAAACGTCCCAGAAACAATTGAACAACTGCGAGCAAAAAGAGATTCTTTAATGCAAACAGATTATGTGAAAAATAAAGCACAAGTTGATGAATTGAATAAACAAATTGTTGCTATTCAAATGAGTCAACAAGGGCAATTGAGTAAACTTCAAAGCTAACCTCTTACGAGCACTTTGATTGACACTCACAAATATATCTTCGAGCTAACCCGGGAGGTAACTTAGCAAGAGGAATCGGTTAATACTTTATAGTGATAGGAGTAAACAATGAATCTATTACCTTTAGTGGAAGAACAATTTTCTTCAGAAATCAAATTGTGCTACCAAAAAAGAGATTCTTTGTATGCTGACTTAGTAACTGTAAGACCCGTACCGGTTGGTGATAAAACATATTTCAACCGTTCTCATGCAGGTACTCCGGCAGGACAAAAAGCTCGTTTTGGTAAAATCCCAAGAAATGGTGGCTCTTTAGATAGAGTTCCATGTGACTTAGAAACATACTACGCAGGTGATGAAATTGATGAACAAGAAGTTTCTTCAACATCAGCAAATGGTATGTTAGTAATTACTGACAATGCTGTTGCATCTATGAATACTAAAATTGATGAATTGATTTTAAAAGCAATCAACACTTCAACTCAAACTGTAACAGGTGCAAATACAGCAGGTATGACTTTAGACACTGTTCAAGCAATTTGGGAACACTTCCAAGTTAATCATGTTTTCAGAAACAAAGAATTACCTATTGTAAACGTAGGTGCAAAACAATGGAACCAATTGATGAATTTAAAACAGTTCTATCATGCTGATGTAATTACAGCAGCTCAACTTCCTTACTTATTCACCAAAGCTGAATCTGGTAGATTCTGGATGGATATGGTTTGGAGAGTTGACCCTGACCTTCCTGTAGGAACTACAGGTTCTTCAGGTGCAACTACTAAATGTAATGCTTTCGTAAAATCTTGCGTAGGCTTAGCATTAGGTGGTGTAGATAAAACTCGTGTAAGAGAAACAGACGATGATACTATTCTTTATTATATGAGAAGAAAATTAGGTGCTGTTCTTATTGATGAAACAGGAGCTTTATCATTTGACGTAGCAGATACACAACCAAGTTCATAGGAGGGACTAGATAATGGCATTTGACAAAAAATTATTTGCATGTGTTGCTCGTGCTACAAATTCTGTATTCTTCTATGTATCAGAAGATACTTGGTCTACGATAAAAGCAGACAACTACTTTACAGGAGCAACAGGTAACACTAATGTTACTGGACAACTTAAAGTAGGTGATATAATCCTAGTAAACTCAACAGCAGCTTCAGGTGGTGGTTTTGGTATTCTTAGAATTACTGGAGTTACTCAATCAACTGGTTTAATTACTGTTGCAGTAGCTACTATGGGTTCATAAGTTTCATAGTTGATGGTTTCCGAGGGGGAATTTATTTTCCCCTCTCCGTCATAAGATATTTATTTAATCTACAAAAGGAGGAATTATGGGCGAAACAACACCCAAAATTGTAGAAGAAAAAAAAGCAACAGAGATGAGTAGTAAAAAAATCATCAATGCTAAATTAGTCACTGTTATTCCTAATAGCAGAGCAGAACATAGTATCTACACATATAGTACAAGTGCAGATACTCATTTTGATATTAAGGACCCTGAATTTTTTAATCCTTTATATACTTTTATTCTAGTAGGTGATACTATAAGAATCTTCAGATATGAAGAAACTAAATTGGTCAATTACTATGAATATATAATTACAGAAGTAGATAAGATTGCAAAAACTGTAAAAGGTGTTCTTATATTTGAAAAGAATTTAACTAAATAAGGAAAGTGTATAATGGCTAAACCGGGATATACTGATTTAATAAATGCAGCATTAGTATCTATAGGACAAGAACCCATTGTATCTTTAGATAATGTAGAGGATGTATCTCCTACGGTTACA